ATGAAATCCCGGGAGGTAAACGGGCATTTCAGCTCAAGACCATTGCCGTCACTGCATAAACCATCGGGAGAGCAGGCGGCAGCGGAGTCGTGCGGCTTCGTGGTGAGAACGCCGGAGGGGGAAAGATATTTCCCCTGCATGAATATCTCCGGTGAGCCGGAGGCGTATTTCCGGATGGCTCCGGAGGACTGGCTGCGGGCAGAAATGCAGGGTGAGATTGTGGCGCTGGTCCACAGTCACCCCGGTGGTCTGCCCTGGCTGAGTGAGGCCGATCGGCGGCTGCAGGTGCAGAGTGATTTGCCGTGGTGGCTGGTCTGCCGCGGGGCGATTCACAAGTTCCGCTGTGTGCCACATCTTACCGGGCGGCGCTTTGAGCACGGGGTGACGGACTGTTACACGCTGTTCCGGGATGCATACCATCTGGCGGGAATTGAGATGCCGGATTTTCATCGCGGAGATGACTGGTGGCGTAACGGCCAGAATCTCTATCTTGACAATATGGAGGCGACTGGTTTTTACCGTGTCGCACTGACAGAGGCGCAGCCGGGCGATGTGCTGCTGTGCTGTTTTGGTTCATCGGTGCCGAATCATGCCGCCATTTACTGTGGTGATGGCGAGCTGCTGCACCATATTCCTGAACAACTGAGCAAACGAGAGAGGTATACCGACAAATGGCAGCGACGCACACACTCCCTCTGGCGTCACCGGGCATGGCACGCATCTGCCTTTACGGGGATTTACAACGATTTGGCCGCCGCATCGACCTTCGTGTGAAAACGGGGGCTGAAGCCATCCGGGCGCTGGCCACGCAGCTTCCGTCGTTTCGCCAGAAACTGAATGAGGGCTGGTATCAGGTGCGCATTGCCGGGCGTGATGCAGGCGAAAATGAATTATCTGCCCGTCTTAATGAGCCGTTGGAAAATGGTGCCGTGATCCACATCGTGCCGCGTATGGCGGGAGCTAAAAGTGGCGATGTGTTTCAGGTGGTGCTGGGGGCGGCGCTGATTGCGGTGGCATGGTGGAACCCTGTGGGCTGGCTGGGTGCTGCGGCTGTATCGGGCATGTATGCGGCAGGGGCCAGTATGATCCTGGGTGGTGTGGCCCAGATGCTGGCACCGAAAGCCAGGACGCCCACGGCAGCCAGTACAGATAACGGCAAACAGAACACCTATTTCTCCTCACTGGATAACATGGTTGCCCAGGGCAATGTTCTGCCTGTTCTGTACGGTGAAATGCGTGTGGGGTCACGGGTAATTTCGCAGGAAATCAGCACGGCAGACGAAGGGGATGGTGGTGAAATCGTGGTGATTGGTCGCTGATGCAGAATGTTTTATGTGAAACCGCCTCCGGGCGGTTTTGTCGTTTATGGAGCATGACGAATGGGTAAAGGCAGCAGTAAGGGGCATACTCCGCGCGAAGCGAAGGACAACCTGAAGTCCACGCAGTTGCTGAGTGTGATCGATGCCATCAGCGAAGGGCCGGTTGAAGGTCCGGTGGATGGATTAAAAAGCGTGCTGCTGAACAGTACGCAGGTGCTGGACACTGAGGGGAATACCAACATCTCCGGTGTCACGGTGGTGTTCCGTGCCGGTGAGCAGGAGCAGACACCGCCGGAGGGGTTTGAATCCTCCGGCTCCGAGACGGTGCTGGGTACGGAAGTGAAATATGACACGCCGATCACCCGCACCATTACGTCTGCAAACATCGACCGTCTGCGCTTTACCTTCGGTGTACAGGCACTGGTGGAAACCACCTCAAAGGGTGACAGGAATCCGTCGGAAGTCCGTCTGCTGGTTCAGATACAACGTAACGGTGGCTGGGTGACGGAAAAAGACATCACCATTAAGGGCAAAACCACCTCGCAGTATCTGGCCTCGGTGGTGGTGGGTAGCCTGCCGCCGCGCCCGTTTAATATCCGGATGCGCAGGATGACGCCGGACAGCACCACAGACCAGCTGCAGAACAAAACGCTCTGGTCGTCATACACCGAAATCATCGATGTGAAACAGTGCTACCCGAACACGGCACTGGTCGGCGTACAGGTGGATTCGGAGCAGTTCGGCAGCCAGCAGGTGAGCCGTAATTATCATCTGCGCGGGCGTATTCTGCAGGTGCCGTCGAACTATAACCCGCAGACTCGGCAATACAGCGGTATCTGGGACGGAACGTTTAAGCCAGCATACAGCAATAACATGGCCTGGTGTCTGTGGGATATGCTGACCCATCCACGCTACGGCATGGGGAAACGTCTTGGTGCGGCGGATGTGGACAAATGGGCGCTGTATGTCATCGGCCAGTACTGCGACCAGTCAGTGCCGGACGGCTTTGGCGGCACGGAGCCGCGCATCACCTGTAATGCGTACCTGACCACACAGCGCAAGGCGTGGGATGTGCTCAGTGATTTCTGCTCGGCGATGCGCTGTATGCCGGTATGGAACGGGCAGACGCTGACGTTCGTGCAGGACCGACCATCAGATAAGGTGTGGACCTATAACCGCAGTAATGTGGTGATGCCGGATGATGGCGCGCCGTTCCGCTACAGCTTCAGCGCCCTGAAGGACCGCCATAATGCCGTTGAGGTGAACTGGATTGACCCGAACAACGGCTGGGAGACGGCGACAGAGCTTGTTGAAGATACGCAGGCCATTGCCCGTTACGGTCGTAACGTCACGAAGATGGATGCCTTTGGCTGTACCAGCCGGGGGCAGGCACACCGCGCCGGGCTGTGGCTGATTAAAACGGAACTGCTGGAGACGCAGACCGTGGATTTCAGCGTGGGTGCTGAAGGGCTTCGCCATGTACCGGGCGATGTCATTGAAATCTGCGATGATGACTATGCCGGTATCAGCACCGGTGGTCGCGTGCTGGCGGTGAACAGCCAGACCCGGACGCTGACGCTCGACCGTGAAATCACGCTGCCATCCTCCGGTACCACGCTGATAAGCCTGGTTGACGGAAGTGGTAATCCGGTCAGCGTGGAGGTTCAGTCCGTCACCGACGGACTTAAGGTGAAAGTGAACCGGGTTCCTGACGGCGTTGCAGAATACAGTGTGTGGGGGCTGAAGTTGCCGACGTTGCGTCAGCGCCTGTTCCGCTGTGTGAGTATCCGTGAGAACGATGACGGCACGTATGCCATCACTGCCGTGCAGCATGTACCGGAAAAAGAAGCCATCGTGGATAACGGGGCGCACTTTGACGGCGACCAGAGCGGCACGGTGAATGGTGTCACGCCGCCAGCGGTGCAGCACCTGACCGCCGAAGTCACCGCAGACAGCGGGGAATATCAGGTGCTGGCGCGCTGGGACACGCCGAAGGTGGTGAAGGGCGTGAGCTTCCTGCTCCGTCTGACCGTAACAGCGGATGACGGCAGTGAGCGGCTGGTCAGCACGGCCCGGACGACGGAAACCACATACCGCTTCACGCAACTGGCGCCAGGGAACTACAGGCTGACAGTCCGGGCGGTAAATGCGTGGGGGCAGCAGGGCGATCCGGCGTCGGTATCGTTCCGGATTGCCGCACCGGCAGCACCGTCGAGGATTGAGCTGACGCCGGGCTATTTTCAGATAACTGCCACGCCGCATCTTGCGGTTTATGACCCGACGGTACAGTTTGAGTTCTGGTTCTCGGAAAAACGGATTGCGGATATCAGGCAGGTTGAAACCACAGCCCGCTATCTTGGTACGGCGCTGTACTGGATAGCCGCCAGTATCAATATCAAACCGGGCCATGATTATTACTTTTATATCCGCAGTGTGAACACCGTTGGCAAATCGGCATTCGTGGAGGCCGTCGGTCGGGCGAGCGATGATGCGGAAGGTTACCTGGATTTTTTCAAAGGCAAGATAACCGAATCCCATCTCGGTAAAGAGCTGCTGGAAAAAGTTGATCTGACGGAGGATAACGCCAGCAGACTGGATGAGTTTTCGAAAGAGTGGAAGGACGCTAACGATAAATGGAATGCCATGTGGGGCGTCAAAATTGAGCAGACCAAAGACGGCAAACATTATGTCGCGGGTATTGGCCTCAGCATGGAGGACACGGAGGAAGGCAAGCTGAGCCAGTTTCTGGTTGCCGCTAACCGTATCGCGTTTATTGACCCGGCAAACGGGAATGAAACGCCGATGTTTGTGGCGCAGGGCAACCAGATATTCATGAACGACGTGTTCCTGAAGCGCCTGACAGCCCCCACCATTACCAGCGGTGGCAGTCCTCCGGTATTTTCCCTGACATCAGACGGAAAGCTGACCGCTAAAAATGCGGATATCAGTGGCAGTGTGAATGCGAACTCAGGGACGCTCAACAATGTCACGATTAATGAGAACTGTCAGATTAAGGGGAAACTGTCAGCCAACCAGATTGAAGGTGATATTGTCAAAACGGTCAGCAAGTCTTTCCCCCGCACGAGCACTTATGCCAGTGGCACCATCACGGTAAGAATCAGTGATGATCAGAAATTTGACCGGCAGGTCATGATACCGCCAGTGTTATTCCGCGGTGGTAAGCATGAGAATTTCAACAGTAATAACCAACAGTCATACTGGTATTCAACCTGCCGGTTAAGAGTGACCCGCAATGGTCAGGAGATTTTTAATCAGCCCACGACGGATGCTCAGGGCGTATTTTCCTCCGTTATAGATATGCCTGCCGGACAGGGGACGCTGACACTGACATTCACCGTATCTTCATCAGGAGCGAATAACTGGACACCAACAACCAGTATCAGCGATCTGCTGGTTGTGGTGATGAAAAAATCCACAGCAGGTATCAGTATCAGCTGAATTTTATAACCCAGAACGGGCGTCAGAAATGACGCCTTTTTTATTGCAGAAAAGCGAGAGGTAATTATGCGTAAACTTTATGCCGCCATTTTGTCCGCAGCCATTTGTCTGGCCGTATCCGGTGCGCCTGCATGGGCGTCTGAACATCAGTCCACGCTGAGCGCGGGCTATCTTCATGCCTCGACGAACGTTTCCGGCAGCGATGATCTGAACGGGATTAACGTGAAATACCGTTATGAGTTTACGGACACGCTGGGAATGGTGACGTCATTCAGCTATGCAGGAGACAAGAATCGCCAGCTTACCCGTTACAGCGATACCCGCTGGCATGAAGATTCCGTGCGTAACCGCTGGTTCAGCGTAATGGCGGGGCCGTCTGTGCGCGTGAATGAATGGTTCAGCGCGTATGCGATGGCGGGTGTGGCTTACAGCCGTGTGTCGACTTTCTCCGGGGATTATCTCCGCGTAATTGACAACAAGGGGAAAACGCACGACGTGCTGACCGGAAGTGATGACGGTCGCCACAGCAACACGTCTCTGGCGTGGGGAGCTGGCGTGCAGTTTAACCCGACCGAATCCGTGGCCATTGATATTGCTTATGAAGGCTCCGGCAGTGGTGACTGGCGCACTGACGGTTTCATCGTGGGTGTCGGTTATAAATTCTGATTAGCCAGGTAACACAGTGTTATGACAGCCCGCCGGTTCAGACGGGCTTTTTTGTGGGGTGAATATGGCAGTAAAGATTTCAGGTGTACTGAAAGACGGCACAGGAAAACCGGTACAGAACTGCACAATCCAGCTGAAAGCAAAACGTAACAGTACCACTGTGGTGGTGAACACGCTGGCCTCAGAAAATCCGGATGAAGCCGGGCGTTACAGCATGGACGTTGAGTACGGTCAGTACAGCGTTATTCTGTTGGTGGAAGGATTCCCGCCGTCACATGCCGGGACCATCACCGTGTATGAAGATTCTCAACCCGGTACGCTGAATGATTTTCTCGGTGCCATGACGGAGGATGATGCCCGTCCGGAGGCACTGCGCCGTTTTGAACTGATGGTGGAAGAGGTGGCGCGTAACGCGTCCGCGGTGGCACAGAACACGGCAGCCGCGAAGAAGTCAGCCAGTGATGCCAGCACATCAGCCCGTGAGGCGGCAACCCATGCGGCTGATGCTGCGGACTCAGCACGCGCAGCCAGCACGTCAGCCGGACAGGCCGCGTCGTCGGCTCAGTCAGCGTCTTCCAGCGCAGGAACGGCATCAACAAAGGCCACTGAAGCCTCAAAAAGTGCTGCCGCTGCAGAGTCCTCAAAAAGCGCGGCGGCCACCAGTGCCGGTGCGGCGAAAACGTCAGAAACGAATGCGGCAGCGTCAGAACAATCAGCCGCCACTTCTGCATCCACCGCGACCACGAAAGCGTCAGAAGCAGCCACTTCAGCACGGGATGCGTCGGCTTCAAAAGAGGCGGCAAAATCATCAGAAACGAGCGCAGCCTCGAGCGCCAGTAGTGCAGCCTCCTCGGCAACAGCGGCAGGAAATTCCGCGAAGGCGGCAAAAACGTCCGAGACGAACGCCAGGTCTTCTGAGACGGCAGCGGGACAGAGCGCCTCAGCTGAGGCAGGCTCAAAAACAGCGGCTGCGTCGTCTGCCAGTGCCGCGTCAACAAGTGCCGGGCAGGCCTCAGTCAGTGCCACCGCAGCCGGAAAATCGGCAGAAAGCGCCGCATCATCCGCTTCAACAGCCACAACGAAGGCTGGCGAAGCCGCTGAACAGGCCAGCGCAGCAGCGAGGTCTGCATCCGCAGCGATGACATCCGAAACGAACGCGAAAGCCTCGGAAACCAGTGCAGAATCCTCAAAAATGGCAGCTGCATCGTCCGCCAGTTCGGCGGCGTCATCGGCATCATCTGCGTCTGCTTCAAAAGATGAGGCGAGCAGACAGGCATCAGCAGCGAAAGGCAGCGCCACGACGGCATCCACGAAGGCGACAGAGGCAGCTGGTAGTGCGACGGCGGCAGCTCAGAGCAAAAGTACGGCGGAATCCGCGGCAACGCGCGCCGAGACAGCAGCAAAACGGGCAGAGGATATTGCATCCGCCGTGGCGCTTGAGGATGCGAGCACGACGAAAAAGGGGATAGTACAGCTCAGCAGTGCGACCAACAGCACGTCTGAAACGCTGGCGGCAACGCCAAAGGCAGTAAAAGCAGCCAATGACAATGCTGAGAAACGTCTGCAGAAAGACCAGAACGGCGCTGATATACCCGATAAGGGACGCTTCCTGAACAACATTAACGCGGTCAGTAAAACAGACTTTGCTGATAAGCGTGGTATGCGTTATGTGCGGGTTAACGCTCCTGCAGGTGCAACATCTGGAAAATATTACCCTGTTGTTGTTATGCGTTCTGCTGGCTCAGTAAGCGAACTGGCATCAAGGGTCATTATCACCACGGCAACGCGAACCGCAGGCGATCCGATGAATAACTGCGAGTTTAACGGATTTGTTATGCCTGGTGGCTGGACTGACAGGGGGCGTTATGCTTATGGAATGTTCTGGCAATATCAAAACAATGAACGAGCCATCCACTCAATAATGATGAGTAATAAGGGCGATGATTTGCGCTCTGTGTTCTATGTTGATGGCGCTGCTTTCCCTGTTTTTGCGTTTATCGAAGATGGCCTGTCAATATCCGCACCTGGTGCTGATCTCGTTGTTAATGATACGACCTATAAGTTTGGGGCAACAAATCCAGCGACTGAATGTATCGCGGCGGACGTTATCCTTGATTTTAAGAGTGGGCGTGGTTTTTATGAGTCTCATTCGTTAATCGTTAACGATAACTTGTCGTGCAAAAAACTTTTTGCCACAGACGAAATTGTAGCGCGTGGTGGTAATCAGATTCGAATGATAGGTGGGGAGTATGGTGCATTATGGCGTAATGATGGCGCTAAAACTTACCTGCTGCTTACCAATCAAGGTGATGTTTATGGTGGCTGGAATACATTAAGACCGTTTGCTATTGATAACGCAACCGGCGAACTGGTTATTGGAACCAAACTGTCCGCAAGTCTGAACGGTAATGCATTAACAGCAACAAAGCTGCAAACGCCAAGACTGGTTTCTGGTGTTGAGTTTGATGGTTCCAAAGATATTACTTTAACCGCCGCGCATGTGGCTGCTTTTGCCAGAAGGGCAACGGATACGTATGCCGATGCGGATGGGGGCGTTCCATGGAATGCCGAATCAGGCGCTTACAATGTCACCCGCTCTGGCGACAGCTATATTCTGGTTAACTTCTATACCGGAGTCGGAAGTTGCCGGACCTTGCAGATGAAGGCACATTACAGAAATGGAGGTCTGTTCTACCGTTCCTCAAGAGATGGCTATGGTTTTGAGGAAGACTGGGCAGAAGTTTATACCTCGAAAAATCTTCCACCAGAAAGCTACCCAGTCGGCGCACCAATCCCGTGGCCATCAGATACCGTTCCGTCTGGTTATGCCCTGATGCAGGGGCAGACTTTTGACAAATCTGCTTACCCGAAACTTGCAGCCGCTTATCCGTCAGGCGTGATCCCTGATATGCGTGGCTGGACGATTAAGGGCAAACCTGCCAGTGGTCGGGCCGTATTGTCTCAGGAACAGGACGGCATTAAATCGCACACCCACAGCGCCAGCGCATCCAGTACGGATTTGGGTACGAAAACCACATCGTCGTTTGATTACGGCACTAAATCCACGAATAACATCGGGGCGCATACGCACAGTGTGAGCGGTACAGCCGCAAGTGCCGGAAACCATACTCATAGTGTCACAGGCGCATCAGCAGTCAGCCAGTGGTCACAAAATGGGTCAGTACATAAGGTAGTGTCTGCGGCCAGTGTGAATACAAGTGCTGCAGGAGCGCACACTCATAGTGTCAGCGGCACAGCTGCATCTGCAGGTGCTCACGCACATACTGTCGGTATTGGTGCTCATACGCACTCGGTTGCGATTGGCTCACATGGACACACCATCACCGTTAACGCTGCTGGTAACGCGGAAAACACCGTCAAAAACATCGCATTTAACTATATTGTGAGGCTTGCATAATGGCATTCAGAATGAGTGAACAACCACGGACCATAAAAATTTATAATCTGCTGGCCGGAACTAATGAATTTATTGGTGAAGGTGACGCATATATTCCGCCTCATACAGGTCTGCCAGCAAACAGTACCGATATTGCACCGCCAGATATTCCGGCTGGCTTTGTGGCTGTTTTCAACAGTGATGAGGCATCGTGGCATCTCGTTGAAGATCATCGGGGTAAAACGGTTTATGACGTGGCTTCCGGCGACGCGTTATTTATTTCTGAACTCGGCTCATTACCGGAAAATGTTACCTGGTTGTCGCCGGGAGGGAAATATCAGAAGTGGAACGGCACAGCCTGGGTGAAAGATGCAGAAGCAGAAAAACTGTTCCGGATCCGGGAGGCGGAAGAAACAAAAAACAGCCTGATGCAGGTAGCCAGTGAGCATATTGCGCCGCTTCAGGATGCTGCAGATCTGGAAATTGCAACGGAGGAAGAAACCTCGTTGCTGGAAGCCTGGAAGAAGTATCGGGTGTTGCTGAACCGTGTTAATACAACAACTGCACCGGATATTGAATGGCCAACAGTACCCATTATCGAATAGTGCATTACGAACTGCAGGATATTATATGGGATAATATTCTGCAGTTTATTGGGGCTGTATTTTAAAAAGGTGTTTATTTTGAGTGAATTATCACCTTGTTTTTTCCGGTTCTTTTGGCTTGATATAACGCTTTATCGGCATTGACTAACATTTCAGATGGACTGAGATTATTCTCTTTTGAAGTAAAGCAACCAATACTGACAGTTATTTTCTCAGGTCCATGCGATAATAATTTTTCCGAGCATTGCTCTTCAATGTTTTTTCTGATTCGCTCTGCAATTGATAGCAAGAGCTTTTGAGTATTACCTTTAATGATAATACCGAACTCCTCACCGCCTAAGCGCCCTAACATATCCTCTTTCCTGATGGATTTTTTTATTATTCTGGTAACCATTACTATGACTTGATCACCCATATGATGCCCCCATTTGTCATTGATGCTTTTGAAACTGTCAATATCTAACATTATTACTGAGAAATCATGGTGTTTTGATATATTCTTCAATGAGTCAATAAAGTATCTTCTATTGTATGTATTCGTTAGTGGATCATGAATTGCCATATGATTAGCATGATTTAATTTCCTGAAAACATAATACATGAGTGTTGAAATGATATAAATCATTGATATCAATTCAAGAAATTTTGTCATGTACCATGCAGGATGGGATTTATCAATAAAATACAATAAAATTAGATTATTGCATACTGACACTATACTAATAAGTATTATACACAACCATATTTTTGAGTAATTACGTATGCTGATGCATGAGCTGATAAGTAATACAAGCCAAAATACTGATATTATTTTGGTGTACACGATATTCCACGTCGACAAATGACGATTCAGCGAGTATTGTATAATATTAAGACTATATTTTATATTGTCACTGCTTAGATTTTTTGCTACAAACGGAGTAATAAAAAGAATTAATATTGACAAAACAACAATTATTATGTTTCTTTTATCTTCTAAAACACTTTTATTTTTAACATTGGTGGAATAAACAGCCAGAAAGATTATAGATATAAAGCTGAACTGACGGAATAGATAATATATTGCGATATCATTTGATTTCTGATAGATTGTAGATAAATCGTTACCTAACGGAGATAAAGAAATAATAGCCACTTCTAATAAATAATACGTGTTGCTCAAAAACGCGAATGAAAGAATTAAGAGATAACTTTGTCTCTGATTAGAAACATAGTAAAGCAATAGAAAAATAAAAATCATCAGGTTTATGAAAAAAGCCCAATAATGAAAACACTATAACTTATTTGTGTTGTTTGTGTTATGTATATTCCATTATTTTCATGCAGTAACAAAAATATAATAGAGATGCATGAAAATAAAAAGATGAAGATTTTTATTTTTATAGGTACCTGGTTGATAATCATGTACGCACCTGAGAATGATATATATATAATATGTATCGCTACAAATAACGATAATTTCTTACTGGTGATAGTATACTATTATTCTGGTTAATCGCTGTCAAATTGATGATTTTGGTTAGTATTGCAATAGCGAAGGGTTTGATTCGGTAAGACTGGCTAGGCAAGGCTATACCAAAAAATCAGTGTAGGTTCAGAAAACGATGCACCATACAATCATCAATAATTTCAAATTGTCCATTGTGCATAAATCATAAAGAAAACCGCAGACACGCCTTATGCAAAAACGTGCTGCGGTTCGCTGGTGAAGTGTCGATGGTGAGAGTATTGAATAATTTCAATCCATTATTGATTTTATATATTTTTTGTATGGGAGGATTTGCACCTCCTCCCAACGTCCGCCCATGACTTTCTGGACTGCAGTGTACT